TCATTGCTATGACCAGTAGACCTAAGTTTTTCAATTTCATTTATAAGTTCAGCTTCGGTTTTTCTATGTTCTTTATGTAAATCATAATAAAACTTCTTGTTTTTTAAAGACAAGAATAATTCTAATGACTTAACAAGAGATTTAATTAGGCTTAACACTGCTTGCCTTCTTGCATGAAAAGATTTCTTGCTCTTCTCCTTTTTCAGAAACTTCTTTGACTGAGCCATGAACTGATTTGGCGCAATCAATCGCCCAATCACGGGCACCGTCTAGCTGATTACTGTAACAATGATGATACTGACCTTTTCGGTTGTATACTCTATACGATACGCAATGCATATTATTTTCTAGGTTTGAATTCTAATGCTATTTTTCCTACAGCTTTTTTATCGTCTGAGAGGAATCCATGTATTAAAACATACTCTGGTAAAAAGTCAACACTTTTCTCATCCAAAATATATTTTTTATCATCAAAATATAATTCTCTTATTACA